AACAACTCTAGTCGAGTGTATAGTTGCAATTGACCAGCATGCATTGACATTCCACCTGGCATTACTGAGAATAACCTTGAGTATCTGTCGACTCTTCTGTTGGTTTTAATATTACCGTCAGATTGAATCCTATTGGTATCAATCACTTTTAATTGATCCCCTCCTACATTACGTATAATTACGTCTGTACTAAATAGTCTCCTAAGGGATGCAAAGATTGATCTTGATTGTTGGTTTTCAGCCATTAATTAAAGTTTTATATAAATAGTCACAATAACCAGTTAAGGCCTTCATCACTACCATTAGGTGTTTTCATGTTCCAACCCGTTTTGGTATTTGATGGTTTGTAGATTGATACTGTTGATTTGATATGACTAACGGCTGTTCTACTTAAATCTATGCCCGCTTGTCTCAATCTCAATGCAGTGTCTCTTACCCACAATCCTTGACAAAAACTCATTACTAAATCATCGTGGTAACCTGACGCTGCTTCTGGTCTTCCATTTCTATATATAAAAACAAATAGTTCATCTAGCAATCGCTTACTCCGTATTATACAGCTTTTTTCTCGTATATACAACTCCATCTTACTAATTGTAAGAGGTCTTACTTTGTGTGAGTTTGTAAACCCAGCCACCATGTCAGACTTGTCGGTTAGGTCATATCCTCTTGATAAGAACTTATCTGAGTCTAGTCCACTATCTTTTGGAGTGTAATAAAGGTTTTTATATCCACGTTCAATAATTTGTTGAAGAGTTGCCCATCCTACGTTAGCGTTTTCTACCACTAGTAGTGCGTCATTGTATTCAGTGCCAACTGCTACTAAGAGGTTTCCAAAATCCTTTGTTGATAGCTGACCTTTGTATTCTGCTACCTGAGTTGCACTTTCTACATCTATTACATGGAATGCTGAAAAGTCACTTGCATCACCACGGGCGACATCGGCTGCGATCAGGTAGCTGCGACTATAATCTGGTTGTTCCCAAATCCATAAGTTTCCATCAAAACCTCTTTTTTCTATAGGATCTTGAATAAACGTTTCTGAGTAGTATGCTATTAACTCTGGAGCGACAACTGTAAAACCTGAGGTAGAGAAATCACAGTCACACTCCTGTGCTGCGAGTCTAAGTCCTAACTCATCATCTTGCCTACTTCTCCATGCTTGATCTCTGTCAGGATGGACGCTCCATGGTAATCTTAATGTCTTAAATTTGTTATCCCCAGCTTCGGCTTTTGTCCACATCCTATGGAAAAAGTTACCCGTACCGTTAGGAGTTGATAATATTATACCCTCCCCACCCGTTGATATAGTTTGTTGTAGTGATGCCCATAATTCTTCTGCTCCATCAACGAAAGCTGCCTCATCTATAATTACCAAGGATAATGCTTCTGAACGACCAGACGTACCAGTGCTAGAGACAGCTTTGATTTGAGACCCGTTTGAGAGTCTCATCGATAGCTTGTTACTTTCCACTGCTTTTAGCTTCATCCAACTTGGTAGGTTATCAAACATCACTCGCACCTTTGTTACAAGGTTTTTGGATGTGTTTTGATCAATCGCTACAACAAGTACGTTTTTGTCATTTTGGAATAAAATCATCCAAAGTGCATAACCTGCAATAAGAGTTGATATACCTAGTTGTCTTGATTTTAGTATGATTGTTCTATCGTAGTCTTGAAAGTCTTGAAGTGCGTCCTCTTGGTATGGATATAGATGGAAAGGAATCTTACCTCTAGTTGGATGTTGAATCACACAATACTTTTTCATAAAGTATGGTGCTGATTTAGCACACTTGACGTACTCGTCTTTTATAATATCTTTTAGAGATTTTTGCTGTTCTGACATATTACTTGAGCATTATTAAGGCTGTTAAGATTCCTAAGGAAGATACTAGCCCTCCCGCTAGTCCCTTAATCCAACCCTTTAAGCTTCTATTCTTATCTGTCAGTGTTGCAACGTCTTTTTCTAATTCTATTACTCGACCGGAACATGCATTGAACTTATCAACTTGCGCAGCAATTTCTTGTTTCGCTGTCAGTACCTTGTCTTCGTAAGCTACGATAATGCTATCCTGTTTGTTAATCTTTTTTTCTGTTCTTACTAGAATTTCATTTGTAGTTTTAAGTTCAACTCTAACTGAGTCGTACCTCAGAAGATCGACTGCTATTCTCTGTGCAGTGCTCAGTGGCATGCATACTTTCTGTTCTTTAGTTGTATCTCTCTGAGAAAAAGCTGTCAAGCTCATTAGGAGTATAACGACCAGCGTTTTTAATTTTTTCACCATAGTATTTTCTTTGTTCGATAATTACTTGCTTTGTTGAATCTATTTCACGATCTAGCTTCTTAATATCTAATTCGTAGCTTAGGATTTTCTTGTCCAAAACAATTTGGTGCTGCTGGTATTTTGATATTGCTTGGTTCAAGCTGTCAATTTCGGTCTTATACTTCAAGTCATTTATTGGAGTATGGGACCTGCTTGTAAACGCTATGTAACCAAGCAGTAACAAAATTACTGCAGCTAGTATTAAGTTTGTTTTTGTAACTTCTATTTTCATGTCTAGTATTTTCGTAACATTATCTTCTTTTATATTCAGCAGCTATTAAGTCGAGTACATATTGAGCTCGCTGCTAGCAAGATCCTCAGCGTATGCCGATGCGTAGTCTTCAATGAGGTCATTTAGAATGTCAAACGTCTGCCGACCTAGGGGTTTGTTTTGCATACCCATCTTGATGCTGTTCTTAAACCAATTAGCTAATGCAGATTTCGCTTTTTTGAGTTCAGCTGAATCTTCTCCGTGAGCTGGAAAGTAAGCTTCGTTCATACTCCCACCTAGTGGTTGAATCTGCTTCCACTTGGATACTTGGCTATTCATTTGTACAGCTTTTAGTGTTTGATCAAACAAGCCATGAAGCTTAGTGTCGTTGGGGTACTTGGTTTTAATGTACTCTCTCAATGCTACAAAATCCGTATCATCATTCACCTTTCCCATTGGATTAGACATCTTAGAAAACGATAACGCTTCAGTCTTAGCTGAGTAGTTTTTATCTACATAGTCAAAAAACTCCTTCTTCCTTACCGGATCTTTAAGATCAGTTGGAGAGGAGATGTCAAACTTTTTCATAGCTTTCTTAAAGAACTCCTGGTATGCAGTGTCTTCTTTTAATCTCTTTATGATGTGTGCAGTTTTCATTAGTGTACTGTATTATTTCTAATTCCTTTTAATAAGTTTAATCTTTCCTCACTTGTAGTAGTGAACTTTTCAACAACTTGAGATAGCATATCTACTAAATCGTCAGATGATGGTGTTTCTTGTGATAAACCAATCTTGCGAGTAAACATATCGACAGCGGTTTGAAAGTCTCCACCTAATCCTTGCTCTTCCTCAGCAGGAGCTTCTTGTGGAGCTGGTTGTTCTTCCGGGGCTTCTTCTGCTTTTTTTTCTGCTTCCTCCTCTTCACGAAGTACTTTAAAAGCTAATCGACGAATTGCTTCACGCAATGCTCTTTCTTTTGTAAGTTTTACCGGTCTCTTTGTCATTATTTTAAGAATCTTAGTTTATATATTGTTGAGTATATTAGTTCAGTTATACCATCTAACTGGTTTTGGATATAAGTATCTTCCACCTTACTAAAGGTATCCTCTACTTTTTTAGCTAATGCCTTTAAGTACGCTACAGTTGCTTCACCACTTTTATAAGACTCTAATCCAAAGTTCTCATAGTTGGCGATAATATCATACTTACCTTGGTATGATTCTACTATACCATCAAGCAAATCTCCAATACTATTGTAGTATACACCCAAAGCTGTGTGTTCAGAGAACGACTTTGTTTGCAAATGAAACGCATGTATTTGGTTTCTTGAGTGTAATAGATATGATAGTAGTTTTTCTAAGTCCTTGTTCATACTATTCTTGTTGTATTAAAGATGCAAACTTAGTTGTTTTAGTATCAAAATTCTTCTTATCTTTTTCATCAAAAGGAATAAGTTCAATAATGCTATCTTTTTGTTTCATCACACAAATACATGCATCTAATTGATTTAAGCCAGTAAGTGTATAAATTAAACCAAAAGATGCTTCCTTATCGGTAATTTTTGCCATAATTTGCGCTTTGGCTACAATAAGATTCATTGCACCCAAATCCTCTAAATCAGCCATAAAGATATGCTCTTGGTTCTTTACTCCTATATACTTAAACAAAGGAGTGTATCCGTGCTTTGCTTGAAACTCACGAAAATATGGTGTTGCAATCAACTCCGGTGTTGATTGATCTTCTACCTCTCTTAAAGGAATTAAATTAATTAACTTCATGTCTATTAGAGCGTTTCTTTAATAAATAGTACAAGATAAAGAATAAAGCTGATACGCCATAAAAAATAACATCCGTAATCCAATATGAACCGGTCCAGTCCATTGTTAGTTTGAATAATGCGTCGAACCCAAGCGGGTTGAAGAACATCGCTAGCATCAGGCTCAGGGTGGGTAGGGTCTCCCTCGTTATCTTCAGTTTTCTTCTCACTATCGTCCATGTTGTTTTATATTGGTTAGTACTAGTTTTGTTTAGCTAATTGTGTTAGCGCTGGTGCTAGAAAGTCTTTGGCTTCATCTTTATCTCCGGAAAACAAGGTCAATACGTATTTCTTTATCTCTTGTTTTTCTGAATCACTCTTTGCGCGCTGGTAGTTGATCAGTAATGTTGTAAGTTGTTTTTCTTTGTCTCTGTTAAGGTTTAGCTTATAGTCCATGATATCATACAAACTCATATAGTAGTATCCGTCTATAAGTTTTGCGTTTTTGAGAGTGTCAGCTGTTGATCTTACTGAAAAGTCTTTGGCTGACTCTTCATCAAACTTTGGCAGCCATTCATCGAACGCTTCGATATAGTTGTGCGGTATGTATCGACCTGCATTAACGTCTACTTGTTTGATCTTTGGATTAGGATTACTTTGTAAGAATGTGTTTAGTGTTTGCCAATGTTGCTTGCTTGGAATTACTATATCTAAATCTCCAATTGGTTTTAGCTTAAGTACTTCTAGTAATTCTGGATACAAATACAGTCTAGCGGAACCTGCAATAAAGTATTCTTGCTTGTTCTGCTCTAATTCAAATGGTTCAAAGATCAGTTTTTGTGATTCTCGTAATAGGCTCGCTAGCTTTCCAGTCGCAGTCCTTGGCTGGACTGCAGCTTCTAGCTCCTCACAAAATCGTTTAAGGAGCACTTCTCTGAGAGCTCTTTTTAGTTTCACTTTTTTCTTTTCTTCAACATCTTAGCAACCTCTTCTTTGATCACTCTTCTGACTAAGGACTCTTTTGATTCATACACCACGTTGACACCTAAAGCTTTTAGCTCATCTTCAAGATGCTTTTGATCATCTTGATCTGCATATCTTAGATACTCAATCACATCTTTGAATTTTTTAAATCCTAATTTTGGAAGTAATTCTAAATGGTTTAACACAGCCTTTAGTATATCTTTAACTCCTGCTGAGGTTAGTGTTAATTCGTTTTTCATTTTGTTTGTGCTCATATGTAGTACTGCTAAATATTTGTTTAATGCTTCTTTTGTTCCGTCCGTACATCCTACCTTCTTTCCTGTATCTTTTTTGTATACACAATACTGATCACCTTGCTTTTTGTAGGTGTAAGGCATTACTTGAGTATATTAAATTGCTTAACTGCTTCACTCAAGTAGTAGAATACAGTCTTTTGTTCAGTTAAATCAACACCCATCGATTGTGCAGCTTTTACTGTTGGCTCGCTATATGGTGGGTTGAGGTCAATCTTTCCTTGCTGAAGGTCACTAGCTACTTGCGCTAGTTGCTTTTGCTCGATTGCTGGCATGTCCATCTTCTCAGACATCCACGGTTCTACTGTTCTCAGCTTTGCGTTTGCTGCCCAATTCTTTGCTGCGGTTTCAGCTGCCTGCTCTACGCTTCCGTATTTATTTTGTTGTAGTCCTTGAAGGATTGTCTCAGCATCCGGAAGTGCTCCACCTCCCTGGCTAGCTATCTCTATAAATCGAGCTTTAACTACGTCAGGTGATAGTTGAGCCATTTTGTGTGTGGATGGTTTACCTTTTTGTTTGCGTGCAGCTGTCCATGCATTAAGTACTCCTACTAGTTTTTCACCCGGGAGGCTAACAACTAGACCAAATACTTTTGCTTTTGGATTGGCAAGGATTGTAGCTGCCCATCGGTGATGGCCATCCATGATATGGTTATCGCTTGATACAATTGCTCCTAGATCTCCACCAGGACCGTTTGGGAAGTATTTAGATCTACTCATCATACCAATACCCATTCCAGTAAACTTATCCAAGTCCATTGTCGTTTGACTAATCTTAAGCTGATCTGCTGCCATGCCTGCCTTCTTTGTATCACCTCGATCCTCATCGCCTGGGCTTGAGTTGTTAGCTAATGTTGATGCGAGTTTTTGATTAACTTTACTTAGCTTGTTAGGGTATAAGTCTGCATTAATTTTGGCTGGATCAACCTTCTCTATTAGTTTTCTTAATTTCATCTTACCAATTTCTACATGACCAGTAGTTTGCTTTATCTCTTGGTCCTGGGTTATCGCAATTATGTCTAGCTCTATAGGATTTTCTACGAACTGGATTATTCCTTTTTATACTCATTCCTTTTTGTCCAAAGTTTACTTTAACAATGTTTCCTTTTTCGTTCTTAACATATACTTTAAACTTTTTGACATCACCTTGCATAGGTTTACCCAACTTAACAGTACGTCCTTGATATTCTCCTTCTGTAAGCTCTATCTTACCTACCTTAATATCTTCCATTAAAGCTAAGGCACAAGTCTCACACATAGTCATATCATTCACACCTTCCTCAGCATTAATCTTTTCAGCTGCATCTACAGCCTTTTTGTAAGCTTCAGATCCTTTTTTTGCTGGAGCTTCTCCTCGAGCTCTTTTTGCTCTAATGTTTGCCCACAATCCCTTTGACTCTTCGTTCATGTTATCTGTGTAAGTGATTGTGCAATACTCCACCGATTGCAGTTGCATGAACTGCTAAATGATTTATTGATTCCATATCTAGTTTTACTTTTCTCTTTACAAAATCTAAACCCATACAACCTATAAACTTGTCATCTATAGTTTTGATTGCAAATAAGTATCCTGACTTACAACCACCTTCTTCAGCTGCATATTTCAACCCATGGGTTGCAATTGTTTCATCTTTGAAATCTGAGATTTCTATTACGTCGTTCTCTAAGAGATAGTTTGTAGATTTACTAAATAGACTTACTGGAATGTTTTGGAAGCTAGATTGAATAGACGTTACTCCAACATTAACTAATTCATATACCATACTAAACTTAGCTATTGATTTTCCAGTTGGATAGAA